TCATTACGTGTGCTAGTATATTTTTATTTTGTGTTTGCTCTGAGACGTTACAAACGGTTTCTATCACCTTTTGGTGGTCATATTCAAAGTGGATAGAGAACACAACATGGTTAATCAATCTATCCAAAATGTCCACATAAAATTCAGCAGTCCTTGTGCCATTGGTGGTCACATTCAACCAAGATACTTTTGGTTTAGCATACTCAAGCAGTTCCAAAATTTTTGGGTGTACGCAAGGCTCTCCTCCTGTGAAACTTATTCTGATATTTTTAATTTTGGACAGGGTGTCTACGGCATTTTTTAATACCTCAATATCTGTGTGAGGACTGTCATTGTCGTGAATCACTGCTGGACAATAAGAGCAATCATAATTGCATCTCTTGCCAAGATTCCACTCCACCTTGACACTGTTTCTCACGTTGGGATAGAGATGTTCTACTTTAAACATATGGCTCAAACTCCGGATTAATTTTCTCGAACGGACCTTGAGTACGTGTTAAATCTAATCGTCTATTGAAATTAACACAATCCTGCCAATATTGATTGAGATCGGTGGCTTGTAGAAAGTTTATGTTGTCCTGTATTTGTTGTTGCGTTATTTTTTCTAACACAGGATTTTCTTTCACTATGTCATATCCCTTGATCTTTGGTTTCATTGCTTCCAGTTTAGCAATCACCTGATCCTTCAACGCTCTGGGCAATACCTGTGCCGACAATGCTCTTGGATAGTTCACTCTATGACTGTAAAACACAATCTTCATCTCACGCAAGAAGTAATCTATCACTCTATCTATCTGCAGTATGTTGTTGGCCTGTACAGTGAATGCTCCTACGATACGACTCACAGTTGGAATTTTCTTCATTTCTTTTATGTTGTATTCCACTTCCGAAAATTTACCATTGCCTCTGATATATTCGTATGTGTCATGTAAACCATCTATGCTGACGTTCACAGCAACACTTTTAAACTTCGGCCAATAATCGTATATTGTTCTTCCCCCTTTGATTCCCAGCGTGGTACCATTGGTGGCGTACTTTAGTTCTATGTTACTGCCATGTACTGCTAATCTGTCCAATATCTTGTAGTGGTATGGATCCATTAAAGGCTCACCGCCCGCAAACTCCACACGCCTAAAGTGGGGCAATAGTTTTCCAAATGATTGCCACCAATTGGCACTGTCATCAAATGGTCCTATATATTTGCCCGGGGTATCAACTAATTTTTCTACCGTTGGAACAAGATAGTTTTTTTCCTTCTTGTAAAATTCTGTTACTTGATCCCAGTCTTTCCATTGTGTACTGTCCAGTGGGTTACACATGCGACACTTTAGATTACACAAATTGTTTAATTTTATTTCCATTGTGGGGAATTCGAATGGCATGGTGTAATCATCGTGAAGGGCATCTAGAGCATCAGGATACAAATTAATCCTGGCTTCTGGTATTATCCCTGCTATATGCCGCTGGCGTAAACTCTCGACTCCCTGATCCTCTAAATCAAAACAGGGCCTGCACACTTCGGGTCGTTCGTCATTGAGTACTTGTCTACGAACTTCCTTCATGGCATCATTATTCCATGCTTCCTCCAGAGTCTCTTTCTGAATCCATCCGATGGGCTGGCTACGGCAACACACTTTTATGGCTCCGTCTTCTCGGGTTGCAAGTCCTGTGAATGGATGCATGCAGAATGTACAACTTTTGTTTTGCATGTTAGTATTTAAATTTACCCGTCCTCTTCTTGATGCCATGTGGCTTTGTTACAACTGGCAAGGCCCTGTTCAGGAAAGTCCTCTACACATCCTACTTGTTTAGGATAGTTGGACAATCCAGACCATGCATGAGCTGACACAATTAAGTTAATTTTTGGATTTTTGTCTTTTAAATTCCTAATTAAATTGTTTTCTGCCGTGACTCTTTTACTAAGACTGTTAAAGGCTACCGTGGGTTCGTAACAAAATACATTGCTCAGATGCATTATGGTGTTTGGATCATTTATCACAGGTATATCAAAATTAGTTAATAAATCACAATTGTGATAACTGAATTTTATTTCTTTTACCATGTGCCAAAAATGTTTTACTGTTTCAAAACGTTGATTGATATCTTCTCTAGAGTTGATCCAATCGTTGGTATCATTGGGCCTTATAGATTTTAAGAAAGCATAATAATTCTTACCACTAAAATTTTCTATAATATTCTTTATGTAATATAAAGAATTTGGATTATAATCATAGAAAGAAATCAGCGTATCATTATTATAACCGTGTTTAGAGATATAATACAACCAATTGAGTCCGCTGGCAGGAACTATCAATTGCCTAATAGGACCAGTTATGTTTATTTGTTGTGGTTCTTCCGTGTTGACAGGATAAAATAATCTAGTGGACGAAAACTTAGTTTTTTTATAAATGTTTTGGCTATTTTTGATAAATTCGTTTTCATATCGAGCATAATAACATTGTTTACTGGTCCTGATACGTTCATCAAATATGTAAACAGTTTCGTTGTTTTCTAGTGCCACACTTAATATATTATTACCATGCCATAAGTGTTGATATTGTTTTTTAACAGTGCCTGGTTTGATCCACAACGGAGTATAATCATCATGATAATTTTGCTTACTCCTAACTGGTTGGATATGCTCGTGGGGGACGTTGGGTGCTGGATGAGTTATATGTGGCATTCTATGTTGAATATATTTTTTTAAATTTATCACATAGCATTGAGAGTGTAATTCATAATATCCTTCTTTTCTATCTAACACGTGCCCTGCCAAAAAGAAATCTTTTTTACATAATTTTTTTATTTCTGAAAAAAAAATTGCCCCCGTGAACTCGGTGTCGGCATCAAAAACCACTGCGTGTGTGTATTGATCTGCTATTCGAGGCAATATATCATTGGCATCTAGTCCATTTACCACATCGTGGCCTTTTAAACAAATGTTACTGATACTATAATCAGCAATGTTTTTTATAATTTCCCTATGGCTGTTGTTTTTAATCAAATGTGTGTTGTCCACGCAAACAAAGATTACATCAGATCTCTTGTTTAAGGCACTAAAGAACGTCATTTTTTAGAGCACTGTTGGCAACCAGTTCACAAAACTTTTCACGTCTATTACCCACGTGTGCTTGAGCTATCATGTGTATTCTATCTTCTGTACTGTTGTTTTTTACTGTGTGATTGTTTAATATGTTGATCAAAAATACACTGCCTGGTTTACAAGGCACTAAGCCGTGATTTTCTATTTCCATGACACATCCTTCGGGTTGGGTGATGCTCAAATTAATTGGCAATAGATAATTCAATAGGTCAATGTCCTCTGGCATATTGTCCGGAGCATCATTGTGCCACCCCACGTATCCATTGGGTGCTAATTTCATAAATCTCACTCTGGTGTATTTTTCTGCAGGGAAGTTTTTCCAAAATTCAGTGGCTTTTGGTGCTAGTTGTGACAAAGCGGTCCAATAGTAAGGAGCATCTAATTCGTCTTGGTGACCATACTGACTCGCCACTTGCGTTTTTGCTATACCTAATCCATGCACACAACAACTTTGCCACCCTTTGTGATTTTCTCCCTCCCTATGATCCACGTAGAAATCATTCACGGCAGATAGTTCTTTGTGATCAATATAATCTTCAAAAGAAATATCCAATTGTAACCAACCTATCTGTTTTTTCCTAAATTTTTCTAATACTTGTTTGGTTATTTTTTCAATATCCATTGTTTTTATCTATTTTTTTATCAACGTCTCACCGCATTTTCAATGAAAGTTAGCAATATGCTGTATAATGATATATATCAACATATCGTCTGTCAATTAAAAAAAGATATAAAGTTTCAGTTTGGTTTGACCAACTATAAATTATTTTATGTTGAAGGTAATTCTGATAATACTTGGATCGTAGGGCCAGTCTATGTGATCTCGCACAGCATGTCCATACCGCACTGTGCTACTTGTTTGCGAAATTCTGCCAAACAACTTCGTTCTAACTCGAATTTGACCTCTACGTCCTTCCCCATGGGATCAAAATTATTAATGATGCGTCGTTTGTTGGCACTGTTCAACCATCCAAGAATGTGCGTGTCAAACAGAAGTCGTTGGTCGTGTGTTTCATCTATAACTCTAGGTCGGACGTGTACCTGGCAGGCATCCTTTAATGCAGTTCGATGCAGTAGTTGTCTGATCACTAATTGAATCCTGTCTTGATATCCAAAATTAACCGCTGTGTGAATTTTGGTTGTGTCCATGTTGTAGCACACATTGTCCACCGTGGTTGAATACATCTTGTCTTGTTGCAGATCAATCAAATAACTCATATGACCCTGCAGAGTAATGTGATATCGATCTTCAACATCTGTGTGTGCTGGATAACACACAGCAGGTGGTATCGCCACTATTTTTGCTTGACCTACCGGACCCAACTGTGCAAACAGGTCGCGCCACTGCTGGGTGTTGTACTGGGGTTTCAACTGCCATGCATCGTAATAGAAAGATTTTGTCGGTTGATTAATGTCCTGTTTCAACATGGGATCGTACCTATCCTGTTGCAGTGTAATGTCTCGTATGCTACGCAGAAGGGATTTGGCACAAAACTGTGTGGTCATGGGTGTCAACATACTCGGTATTTATTTTTTTTGTTTTGGTGTTCCACGTGGGTTGGGTTTGTGGATGGCAGGTGTGTAAGCAAGACGCGTGTGTGGAAAGTTGGAATTCTTAAAAATCTAACAAAAAAAATTTATCCGGGTCAGGCTTGTAATCCAATCGAGGAGCATCAACAGTAACACTTTGGAAATACATAGTTTCGCACATCAGCATTTTGATAAGCCATTGTGACAGTTCTGCTGGATCAATTTTTTTCCCTTCGAAGTATTCACTTATTTGTGTATTGGTACAGCCTAATATAACATTTAGAATGTGTGGACCATATGTATTGATACGATCTTCGATTATTTTATTTTGTTCTCTTTTTGCTTTACCATAATTTTCAAGGAAGTAATTAACATCTTCACTATTGAAACTTGCTTTGGAACTTATATTGAGAATTTTTTTATCTTTTTCTTTGTCCCAAACTCCAATCATTAATTTGAGCAATTCCGTTTGACCGATGAACTGTTCTGGTTTATTCATCGGTGGATCACCATTGGGCCACGCGTTGTTAATAAAAATGTCTGCGTCTTGTGATTCATTTACTATTTGCTGTCTGGCTTCGGGATCACTAATATCGTATCCATTGCTTCTTGAAAACCCGTTGACATCGTGACCTTGCTCTGCAAGTTTATCGTATAAACACTTGCCCAGTCCTCTGGTGTGTCCAGTTATTGCTATCCTGACCTTATCCGTTGTGTCCATCTTTCACTCCCATGATCATAAATCTTTTGTATTTCTCTGTGGGCAATTCGGCCGCGAATGAAACTCTAAGTCCACAATTTTTTTTGAATGTTTCTAGATCGGGTTGACAGTTGACGTGCTCATCATGGGCAACATAGTCATTGCTCTGCAGAATAATTCTTGTGTTTGCTGGCAACCGATCTGTCCATGTATCATATTGTTCTTTGCTCATGTGTTCACAAGCAGTATTGATAATCAAATTGTGTTTTTTGTAATTTTTATATTCCAACATATCACCTGTCAGTGCTCTAAACTGACTGCGTATTTCATATTCTTTGTTCATTGCTTTAGCAATGGATTCACACGTAGGATCTTTGTCCAAAGATGTTATCCTCAAAATATCTAATTCACTGTTGAACATAAGAGTTGCCAACACACCGTTCCATCCTCCACATATCAATATGTCATAAGGAACTCTTTGGAAATAGTGTTTCAAATTGTCGATCAACCAAACCTTGCTGTTGATTTGTCCTTTCCAGAAACTTTCCAATGTGCGATATCTGTCATCAGATTGTCTGATGGCATCCATCCAATACAGTACATCTTTAATATTAATTCTCAAATTGGCTTCCTAGTTTGTCAAAAGATCCACACTGTTTGCCACACTCCTGCAGTGGTGCGTGACTCCATGTTTGTTCAATCTTGTCAAAGTATCCATTTTCAAATATCTCCTGCAGACTGCTTGTATTTAAATTCGGGAACTCGCCAATTCTAGTCATGTAATCTATTCTGCTCTCCTGCATGGGCGGTATCCACTCCATATCCAGCCAACAGCAAGGCGACACATTGCCACAAGCACTCACGTAAATCTGTTTGTTCTTAACTGCTTTGCACACAATGGTAGGTTTAGTTTCTTGCTGTGATTTTTCAACCAATGGAATCATGTCTCGACTCTTTTGTGTGGGTTCCAGCCTATGTGTGAGACGTCCTTGTTCATCTATCACCTGTAGATAATCTCCTTTAAATCTTGAAGTGTGTTTCGTGGTAAACGTTCTAAAGCCTAAATCTTTTGACATCTGTTCTGCTGTTGCCACTTGATGTTCATTGTGTTTGAAAACCAACATATGCCAATTGGCAAAGCCACCTGCTGAAATAAATGCCTCGGCGTTGGCAATGATTTTATCGAAGTCTGTGGACACACGATAGAGGTGATTGGTATCTGCCAATCCATCTATGCCAAAGGTCACTTTTACTTTTACCTGGGCCAATTTTCTCCACCATTCAGGATCTCTGGCACTGCCGTTGGTGTGCATGGCTAATTTTATGTTGGGATTGGTTTCACTTAGATATTGATATATTTCCAGTGTGTCTTTGCTCACAATAGGATCACCCAGATTGCCACACATGAACATACTGTCTAACTGTTGAATAAAATCTTTTGTGAACCATTGCTTGAATCTTTCGAGAGAAATTTCATCCAGATTGATAAAAGGATTGAGCGGTCCGCCTTGAATACGTCTTGGACACATAGGACATTTTGCTTGACACCTGCTGGTCACTTCCAAATGCACATCTCTGATGTCTTCTAATTTATACATCTTATCTTTCCATTCTGTTTGCCAAAGATTGTTTTCGGCTAATGTCTAACATTTCCTGCTCCAATTCATTGGCTTCTAAAAAATCCAACTGCCTACGTTTAGGAATCTTGCTGTCGGCTGAGCTCACACAGGTTGGAGTTATACACATTCTTGCCTGCTTGAACAATTCAAATCCATCGTCAATAGTGCCAAGAGGTTCATCATGACAACTGTATGCCCTTTTGACCTCACCACCCGGTTCTCTAATGATACAACTTTGATATCCTGCGTTACAGGTCCATCCTTTAAACTTGTTGAACCCGAAAGCATTGAATCTTTCTGCTTGATCAATTTCGTATGTTTTACTCCTATAATCTTTCATTATGATCTGTTGAATGTCCTCGCCATTCAATGTTTTGAGGGGGAATCCTTTCTGCATCATGTCAATGTGTTTATCGTTATATCCATGCACAATTTGATTTGCTGATTCATTGCTTTGTGGTTTCAGTGTCACATTTATTCCCCTGTTGTAAAACCTTGCACAACGTTCATACAGCTCATCAAAAAGTTCAGGAACCATAACCTGATTGATTGTAACATACACCCCAGCATCTTGTAGCATCAGCAATTTGTCGCCAAATGTTCTCTCATCAGCAAATTCATGATGAAAACTTGCAGTGATGCTTCGGCGATCCAAAGTGTCGGTGGCTTTCAACCACGTGTTCCACCATTTTGTTCCCGGCGAACAATTAGACGTCATGTGTAAACTCTGATATTTGGCCATGGGATCATCAGCATAATGTTTGACCAAAGACAAAAATCTTTTGTAGGCTGTGGGTTCGCCTCCTGAGAAACTGAAATGAAAATCTTCAAAATTGTTTAATCTAGCCTGCCGTTTGATCTCATCCACAGTGTTTGTGTAGACTGCCGTGGGTCTATGATCCACTTGTTTGCTGTGAGCATACGGCCAACAGTATGAGCATTCATAGTTACAGAATCTACTCAATATCCAACTCACGTTGAATAATTTTCTCTCCAACATTGTTGCTTGGCCAAAATTGATTATTCTGTCAAAAGGAATTTCAGTAGTATTCACTGACACTGCAAGTCTCCTCAAAATGTTTTTTTAGCCAATCAAAGTCGTTGATCAATTTTAAGTGTTGTGGACTGTCGGCGTTGAGTTTGCCAAACTGTCTACCAGTCTTGGCTCCTTCGATAGCAAAATCTCCATAAGGTCTATTCAAACCTTTGGTACACCACACATCTAATCTTTGTTCTGTTTCCAAGTCTTCCTGTCTGTCTATCACTTTAGAACTCAATTTGACACATTCTCTAAATGCGGACTTCCAGGCACTGAAAGGATCTGAATTGAATGCTGTGATGTTTGAAACTTGTTCCATTGCTCTGAATCTTGTGGATATGCTGGTGGTCATATCTGTGGTGTCTGTGTTCATTTCTAGTGTCATGCGTTTAGGCAAAAGTTTTACTCCACCATATCCATACTGTAAATCATTTACAGGATTACGACTGCGCCACACATGGACTGCTGTTAAATCTTTTTCTGGAACTTCATAATCAAACATAAAGTTTTTTTCTATCACAGCATCTCCGTCTACCGCCCAAAACATTTTTGTCAGAGACTTTTTTGCCGCTTCGATGTGTGCTTGATGTATGCCTTTGATACCATCTACCCTCTGAGCTGTGGCAAAACGTTGGCGCAAAGTTTTAAAATTATGTTCTCCCAACGGTTCATGAAAACTTATAAACACAATGTCATACACTATGCTGTCCTCCTTTTTTTTAGTATTCTCGGAGTGTTCAAATACACCTGTTTAAAAAATTTACTCTGTTCAGCGGTCAATGGTTCCACTGGCAGTTCGATGTCACAATGTTTTGTTATTTTGGCGCCTAGGTCAACAATTTCGCCATGATAATCAACTTTTCCTTGTTTTTGGTGCACGGTGTGCCGCCAATATTTTTCAAAATAACTGTATTGATTTGCCTGTGTGAAATCCCAGTCTGTGCAGGCGGTCAAATAGCATCCTGTTCTCGCTCCATGAATTGCGTATATCCCCATTGGGTTGTCCATGCCCACGGACATCCAAATCAAAAGTCTCTGATAGTTTTGCCACCATAGTTGTTTAAGCGGTCGTCTCACATTCCTGTCCAAACTCATCTTGACGCCTTCTCTGAACCCTGCTCTCCAGGCCTGATAGGCAGATCCATCTATGTAACTAGTTGAATAATTTTCGTTGAATTGATAGTACTTCGGAAAGTGACAGAATTCGATCTCATTTTCATCCTTTCCTAAATAATTTTCATGGGTCCTCATTTCTTTGACGAATTTCCTGTTCCATAATTTGAGACTTCCGTTCCCGTATTTTAACCCGTTTAGACTTATATGACCGCACCAGCTGAAAATATACGAACGGTCCAAACCCATGTCGTCTAGATCAAGTTCAAGGTCCAATATTTTTGTATGCAGTTGTGTGTCTCCGTCTACAGTAAGGAAATGTTCTGTGTCTGACTGCTCTGCGCAGGCCTTGTGTGCTGAATCAATGCCGTCGACCCCATGAACCCTCTTGGCCCATGGCACATTTCTTTTAAGATCTGCGTAGTTTTTTTCGGCGTTGGGCTCGTCGTAGCTCAAAAAAATGATATCACAATCTTTTATATCTATCCTATTCATTAATCCTTTCCAAGGAATATGTGAACCGTTTCCTGCAATATATATCAACATCGTTTTCGATTGTGTCAGGTATTGAACATACATAGTTGATGTCTTTTAAAAAATTATTCAAATCTATTTTTATAATCTGCAGTAATTTCACAAAGTCATCTTTCACTACGAGATAAAAAGTATGGAAGTTGGTTGTTGTATTTCTGTTGCCGATTAAAAAGTTTTGAAAATCTTCGGATGCCTGAAAATGCAGGGTTTTTTTATTTCTGTGCAGGGAAATTTTTATGTCCACGTTGTTTTTGTTTTCTAAAATTTTATAAACATTGACGTTAGCAATACTGTCTGTGCGGTTGTGTTTTTTTCCAGCAGTAACCTCATCATACCCGTGGGCCAATAATCTATTTTTTTTCCTAATCTGGTAGTTCTGTTTTTCCTTTATAACTGTGTAGTCTGACATTCTTTCATTGGCTTCTAGAAAGTTTTTCCCCAACTCCCATTCGATCAATAAAAAATCTTCACCCAGAGGTTTATCACTGCATCTACAAGATAATATTTCTCCAGAATGTCTGTCAAATTGCACGTATGTGTTTGTGTCGTTATTTTGATGCATGATATCTAGATTCGAGCTTCAACAAAAGATCGGGTGTCAGGAACTCCGGTTCAACATAGTGCAGAATTCCTTTTTGCGCAAAGTTACCCAATTTGATATTTGCTTTGTCGTCACAACACACGTTTATTTTTTCCATCCAGTGTGCCGGCACATTATCCCACCCCTGGAGATGAGGTTTCATGTGCGTGAAAGTTATGTAAGGAACAGTTGATGTGATTTGGGGGTGTAATCCCAAAATTTTGGCCGCTATTGAAACGCTGACATCCATGCTGACCCATCTTTGTTTTTTATTTGGGCAGAACACCTCGCTGTATTCCTTGTAATTGCATACCACGTCTTTGATCAACTTTACAAAAGTTCTGTTGGCAGGAGATCTCTTGTAATAGTGAACTCCACAATATAAATTAGGCAGAGTATTTTCTATGAATGTGGCTCTATAATAATTAGACGTGATTGTGTCACCTCGATAATCATGCACCGCTGAAGTAAAAAAAAAATTGAAGTTTCTTAGGAATTTCCACCAATGACTTATGTCACTGCACACCAACATATCTGCATCTAAAATTATTGATTCTTCAAAAGGTGTGCAGTCATAAAGTTTATACCTATTCTCAACTTTCCAATCAGAGCCGGCAGAGAGATCACTGCCTGGTATATCTCCCACAATGTCAAAAATTCCCTGCATGTATGAAGGAATCTTTAAATTGGTCATCAAAAATATTTTGCTGTCCGGCATGTGTGTTTTGATGCTGATGCCTAAAGCATATGCCTGTTTGAGGTAATCCACGTCACTGTGTTTCTGCACAAATATGCAGTAACCCCTTTCTAAATTATTCATGTATGTTTTCCCCCACGATTTTTGATAATGCTAATTTGTTCATAACATGTACATTAATTTTATTTGAGCGAAATACAACATCACGGTCGTTGCTGTAACTTAAAAAGAACTTCCAAGTATCCTGTTGGTAGGATTCTATGAGATCTCTATCCGTTATGTAAAACAATGTGTCCGGTATCTTGTGTGGCCATGTGCCTCGTTGCCATCCGTTCAAAATGTGTATCGCTATACTAAAGGCAAAATCATTTCTAAAGTTGCTTTCAACTATCTGATAAGCAAATCTATAATATGACCAATTTTCCCTAATGTGTTTTAACAGATCAAAAAAACGCCTCACTCTTTTTGTTTTTTTGAAATAAAAGACAGTCGCCCAATACATGATGACGCCGGCATCGCTGATGAAGTCTGGAATTATTTTTTTGGATTGGGCGTTGAGGTAAGTGGCCTGTTGGTGTACCAGTAAATCTTCCTTGGAATTAAAACACCTCAATAGGTTTTTGTTGTGGATGAAGTAATCACTGTCTATCACCAGCGTCTCAGCATAGGGGCTTAGTTCATATGCCAGGTCCCTAGAATGATTGTGCCATGAATCCTTGACATAATTTTCACGCCCATTGAAGAATTTTTTATTTTGTCTGATGTTTTCAGCACCGATGAAAATGATGTCCTGGAAATATTTCTTGATCCAGGTGTTCTCGTGTATATACTCCCTGTCTGAAGTGATCAACGACACGGGCAGTCCGAGATGCCTGTCCACATGCTCAGAGCAAAATGCGGCTTGCTTTACATAATCAATGCTTGGGTTGTTGTGGGCAAAAATAATCACGCCTTTGGTCATCGGTTCCTTGCTTATTCTCCGCGGGCATCCACCAATTCCTTATACTCTTTGTAGTATTGGTTCAGGTTTTTATGATATAAATCTAGCACATCGTCAAAAAAAGACTGCAGGTTTTTTATGACCACCGGGTTTTTGTAGTCATCTAGAAGTATTGTGTTCTCTTTCCTGTTCAACGACAGCCTAACACAACAGTCCATGAGAAGGCCCTGATCCACAGTGAACTGATGCCCATCGACAAAATGGATGTTGGTGTCCAGATATTTTTGTTTCAATATTTCCAGCTGGTTGTTGAACGAAAACATCTTATCGGAAAAGGATAAAAGTTCGTTGGAACTGTTATTTTGTTTAGACATAGGTGTACCTGAGTTTCACACAGTATACTTTATTTAGAGCAATCGGTCAAGGAATCGGTGAGAATTGGTGTTTGATTATTTTACCAAAAAAGACTGCTACA